CACCATCCCGCTTTACGTTTGGATTACCAAGATAGCCTAGTTCGTTATTCTTCAGATTCGATGACATCTTGCTCTTCCATCTTCTTTAATAACATTCTTTGCAGATCTGTTGAAGAACCTACATAAACATTATTTTGAGTCATTTTACTTGGAAGTGCTTTTGCGTCTTTTAAGTGAACTTCTTTCTTTTTCTTTTGTAGTTCCATTAGACGGTCTGCTATTTCAGCATTCTGTTTCATCATATTAGATAATACTTCAAAAGCACGAGGGTGCTCAGACTCTCTTGCTAATTCCATCATGAGGTCAATTGCCTCATCACCTTTTTCAACTAAATTATAATACTTTGATCGAGCAAAATCATAATCGTCATCAATATCGTCTTTATTTTTATCCATTATGTAATTGCTCCATCATCAGTTTCGTCTTTACCTTCTACCACAGCATCTATATCGCCATCCGCAGATGTACCATCAGCAATATATTCTTCTAAGAAGCCAAAGTCATCTACTGCTCCTTCTAGCATATCAACATCAGTTAGCTGAATGACCTTTTGCTCTTTAATAGGACCATAGAATCTTACTCTAAGATCAAAATCTAAAGTATATATGATTGCTCTACGAGTAAGAAAATCACCTTCGTAGTCTTCTGTAAGGTTTACAGCGCTTAGCACAATAGGAATATCATTTTTGATATTCATATCTGGAACTTCATTAATTGTAATTGTATAATCTGGCTGAAAATACGGAATAATTTGCTCTACAATTTGAAGACCATCATCTTGATTTTTTACCATAATAGCTAATTGAATACTCATTGTATATGGAGCATAAGTGTATAGCGTATTTCTAGTAGTATAATCACCAAGAGTATTCTGGCGAGTAACTTTATTCATTTTAGGTAGTTTAGTTGTAGAATCATATGTCAAGCCAGTAATTTCAAATGACATACGAGGTAATTTGATTGCCACTCTTTGATCTGTTAAATCAGGTTGAGCATCTAATCTTGCCAAAAACTTTTGCTTAGGTCCATATGCTAATGGAACCCTTGAAATTTGTTTTACTTCTCCAGCCGAATCTTTTCTAACAATTTTAATATCATTGAAAATAGTACCAAAAGCCGCAATAGTTCTTCGAATAGAAGCGTGGTAAAAATGTTCATTTAACATAATTAACCTCCAATCTCACCAAATGGATTGGTTTCACTAAAATCAATAATTCCATCTGCTTCTAATTCAAAATCTTGGTTTTGAGCTTGTCCATCATTTACAAATACTTCTTTATTTGCTCCATCATTTATGTCATATACATCAACTATTTGCCATTCCGCGCCAGATTCTTCTCCAACTATAGCTGATCCACCTACAACAAAATCTTGCACTTTTCCATTAGTTGTAGCCCAATTAGTTAATATAATTTGAGTAGTGCTTGAATCTACTTTTGTATAAGTAACTAATCTACCTGTCACGTATTCACCAGGTTCATCTGTAATTTCCTGTTTAACTAGTTCATTTACTTTAAATTGATTTCCATTGCCAGCATTAACTGTAATAGTTTTCTGCTGAGCAACATATTCATTAATATCATCTAAATTTTGGAATCCAGTGTTAATACTTTCTCCTGAATACTCAAATAGCTCACATTGTAAAGTATATGTTGGAAGATTGGATAATTGATAAAAGGGAGATTCGTGTTCTACAAATCTAATTTCAAACAACGACTGCGAAAGAGGTAAATATATTAAATCACCTTCAGCCGGCCTAATCACATTAGCCCTTTCGTTATATGATTTATCAATATTAGCTTGAAAATCATAACCAGTAGATGCAGTTCCCGCTTTATTATGAAAACCAATGTATTGTTCCCATCTTTTTCTAGAAACAATAAAATTTGCTTGGTCTCTAATTTCAACGCCAAACTTAGAGAGTAAGTTACCATCACCCTCAAAACCATCAACATTAGCAATATACATTTCAATGATATACGCATCATTGAAATTAGATTCAATATCTTCGTTTAAAATATTATCTCTGGAAACAATAGTACGAGGCAAATAATAAACATCTTGCCCGTACATTTTTAATGATTCTATTACAATATCTTCATAAAGATTTTGCTCTGATCTTACTTGTTGAGAAAAGTAAACATTAGTTGCCATCTAATCATCCTACATAAAAATCTGGAGGCATCTCATAATTTAGTTGCATCTGTTCTCTAATTTGTGTAATTTCTTCAGTGGCATCGTCAAACATTTGTCTTCCATTTAATGTTACGCCACCGGGTAATTGCATTCCTTCAAACTTAATAAGGTTTGCACCCCATTGCTGCTTAATTAATGCAGTTACATATTGTTTTAAAAACATATCGTTATATACATCAGAGTATGTAGAAGGATCTACAATTCTCATACATTCAACAATAATATAATCACCTTCTTTAATATCTGTTCCCCAATCTACATCCAAATGTAATTGGTTCATGTGGCGGTTAAATCTAACAAATTCACCATTTCCATTTAGTTTCATATCTAAAAGAGAAATATACGATTGCACCATTTCGTAATACATTAAATCTCCAATATATGATAAGTCATATATGTCATTTAAGTGTAATTGATATTTAACTGAAAACATGTTTATTGAAGATTGAGAATCACCAATAGGAAATACTCTTTTTACGTAAAGAATATTATCATTTAGAGATACGTAACCATTAGTTACATCATCTGCAGTAATTTGGTGCTTAAGATAAATTCTCATAGTTGCGTCTGAATGATACTCTTGATAGAATTGAAGAGCATCATCCACACGATCTTCTATTTGCTCGTCATCTACATTGATTTCGATGACAGGCGAACCCAAGCGCCTTAATGCATAATCTATTAATTCTTGTCTTGTGCTTGGATTCGCCATTTTTTCACCTTAATATAGTATTAGTTTTTTTTATTACTTTGTAAGTGCTTTTACTTGATTCTGCAAATCTTTTACAGCTTCAATTAAAAGACCAGTAATAGCTTGATAGTTAACAGCTTTATGGCCATTAATATCTGTAGATACGATTTCTGGAATTACTTCTTCAACTTCTTGGGCAACAACGCCCATAGATTTTTGGTCATTATGATTCCATTCGAAGTTTACACCGCGAAGAGCAGCTAGCATATCAGCCGCACTTGGAATTGTTACAATGTCATGCTTTAGAGCTACGTCTGAAGATGTATTAACATCAGTAGCTGTAAGAGTTCCATTTACTGTTGTGTTGTCGTTAAGAGTTAGTGTAGCGCCCGAAGCTTCTACAGTTGTTACGATTAGTTTGCTCATTTTTATGTCCCTCGACTTTAAATGTTTTTACTATTAGTTTTATTTATATAATTTAAATTGCTACAGTTGTACCAGAAGAAATTGTTAGTGTTGCGCCATTTGCAATTTCAATAATACTTGAAGCACCTTGAATTTCATATCCACTGATTCCAGTTAGTGTTGTATTTGAATCAACAACGTTTTTAACATAACTAAATGGATTGCCACTTTTAAACCCAGCTGAGAATGTTTGAATTGCTGTAAATGTATTTTCTGTTGCTGTATCAACACTACCGCCGCCAGTAACACTAAAGTTTAGCTTACCAGTTGAATCATTATATGTAACAGAAATATCTGATTCAGTGTTACCTGATACCATTGCGCCAACAATATCTTGAACTTGCTCAGTTGAAAGAGTTGCGTCTGAGATACTTACTGAAGATGTTGTGCCACCTGCAGTTGTGAATGTGATCGTGTCATTGCTTGCTGAAGCAGATACAAATCCGGCATTAAGAGCTGTTTGCAATCCATCAACATTTGCAATTGTATGATTATGCGAATCATCAGCAATTGTTAGAGTTAATGTAGCATTGCCTAAATTGGTAAATGTAGCAGAACCAGATGCATCTCCATTAATAGTAAGAGTTGGATCTTTTCCTAGTGCAGTACTAATTGCAGCATCTAAATCATCAAGTACATCTTGAACGTTAGTTGAATTAGAATTTCCAAATTCATCGTATGTACCAATCTTATAAGCACCAGATGTAGTATTTCCAGTACCATTTGCACTTAATTCTGTTTCTGTATAATAACGCCCATCATGGGTGTGCGAATCATTAGCAACAGCAACTGTTAATGTTGCATTACCCATATTAGTAAATGTTGCTGAACCAGAAGCGTCTCCTGATAATGTTAATGTCATATCATGAGATGCATCAAGTTTAGTGCCAATTTGATTAGATACAGTTGTGCTGAAGTTTGCGTCATCACCTAATGCGGCCGCAAGTTCATTTAGTGTATCTAATGTAGTTGGAGCTGAATCAACAAGATTTGCTATTTGAGTATCAGCATAAGATTTAGCATCGACTTCTGCTTGATCAGCATAAGTCTGATACGCAGTTGTGATAGCAGCTTCACGAGTATCAGTATAGGCATTCGCTGTTGTTACCGCATCAGTCTCTGCAGCATTAAGAGCTGTTTGTAGACCATCAACATTTGCGATAGTATGATTATGGCTATCGTCAGCTACAGTAGCTGTGATAGTCACGTTACCTGTACCATCAAAAGTTGTTGAACCAGATACATCACCACTTAAACCAATTGTTCTTGCTGTAGCAAGAGCTGTTGCTGTAGCAGCATTACCTGAAGTATCTTGGTTACCAGCTGCATTAACGCCAGGAAGGTTAATGTTTGCTGAACCATCAAATGATACACCGCCAATTGTTCTTGCTGTAGCAAGTTTTGTTGCAGTAGAAGCATTACCAGTTAAAGAAGCCGTAACATTTGCAAATGTTGGAGAATCTCCAGTACCAACTCCTAAATCTTCAGTGAATGAACCACCATCAGATGTATTAATTGTAAGTACACCAGTTGTAGAGTTATAAGCTGTTGAGCTTACACCAGCTACAGCTGTTGTAGATGCAGATGTAATTCTACCTTTTGCATCAACTGTAATTACTGGAACTTGTGAAGCAGAACCGTAAGAAGCCGCAGTAACACCAGAATTTGCAAGAGTAATTGCAGCACTTACATTTGCTGAACCATCAAAGCCAGAAAGCGTTGCTGTTGCATCACCAGTTAAGCTTAGGTCTCTTGCTGTTTCTAGGGCTGTTGCTGTTGCAGCATTAGCAGTAACTGAATCACCAGCTAAAACAATAGCTTTGTAGTTTGCACCATCTTCTGTTACTTCCCAAGTATCAGTAGTTTCATTCCAGCGAAGTGTAACGTTGGTGTCATCACCACGCTCGATTTCGATACCAGCATTTTGAGAAGCTGAACCAACTGCATTACTATTAAGTGTAATAATATTGTCTGCAAGATTAATGGTTTCAGTATTAACTGTAGTTGTTGTACCACCAACTGTTAAGTTACCATCAACAACAAGGTTGTTCATAGTAGTTGTACCAGATGAAGCACTAATGTTACCAGTTAGGTTACCATAGAAAGTTGCTGCAGTAACAGTATTTGAACCTAGGTCAAGGTTTGAATTAACTGTAAGAGCTGAACCATTTGAAGTTGTAAGAGCTTGACCAGCACCAATTACAACGTCAGCATTTAGTTCAATATCACCTGTTGGGTTAAGAGCAATATCTGCATTTGCTTCACTTGTTTGGAAGTTTAATGCATTACCACCGCTTACAGTAATAGCAGCTGTACCTGTTGTAGAAATTGTCATTGCTTGGTTAGGATCAGCATTAAATTTCAGTGTACCTGAATCATCTTCAAGCACTTTAGTACCGTTTAGATAAAGTGAGCCAGGACCAACATATACGTCTCTCCATTGCTTTGTAGGAGAACCAAGATCATATGTAATATCTGCATCAGGAATAATATTGCCGTCGTAAGAAGCTAGAAGAGTTTTAGTATTACCTTCTTGCTCTGCTACTACTTCATCAATTGCACCTTTAACAGTTGTTGCAGTAAGGCCAGAAGTAGAATTGTCATATGCCAATTCTCCTGCTGTATCAATTGCTTCAACAGCTGCCATAAGTTCATCAAGTGCACCCTTAACATGAGTTGCAGTCATACCTGATGTTGAATTATCATAATCAATGTCAACCGCATTAGCTTGAACAGATGCAGCTGTAACACCATCCGCTTCGAATGTTGCCATTGTACCATCACCATTATCTTTAAGAACTAGGTCCCCAAGATAAATTGTACCGGCACTAAGATATAGGTCTCTAAACTTTTTCGTTGATGAACCTAAGTCATATGTTTCATCATCGTCTGGTAGAATATGGCCGCCAACTTGAAGGCCGTTTTTGACGATAAAGTCTTTTGAATAAGTTGCCATGAGTTCACTCTCCCTTTAGGCGTCTAAAATTTTACGTGAAACATCAAATCTCATTGTATTTGATGATGTAGGCGTTGCTAATAATTCAATGTTGCTTCCATTAATTGCTGCAGTAAATGTAGCTAATGGAGCTGTTCCAGTATGAATAATTGAGTGTTCTGTTACATAAACATCAGTACCATCGTGTGTAACTACTAATTGGCTTTGTTGATATTCGGTAGCTGTTGAATCTGTAACACGAACAGTGTAGAACATTGTTCTATAAGATCCATAAGCTTCTTCAGCAATAGCAGTTTGAGTAGTTGATGATGTAGATGTATCAGCCCAGATAGTATCTTTATAAAGACGAGTAACTCTGAAAACTCTATAATCTGAGTTTGCTGGAGTAACTCTTAAATTAATATAACCATTTGCTTGCTGAATTGTATAAGCAGATAGTGCAGTATTACTTGAATGAATTAAGTTTCTTTCAGTAAAGTGTACATCTGTTCCATCATTAAGAACAATTACATTTGTTCTTTCAAGTTCAGAAGAATCTGTATCTAACCCAACAATTTCATAATGAACAAAGTTATTGCCTGCTGCAGCAACTGAAGAGATAGTTGTAGCACTTACTCCATCAGTTACACCAATTTCAGGAAATTCGTCAATAACATTTCTAATATATTTAATGATTAGGTTGTTTGATACATTTGCATTACGAGTTGCTGAAATTGCAATTTCATTTTCTGTAGTATAAGCATCACCGCTTGTATCAGTAATTGTAGTATTTGGACCAAGCGCGCTAATATTAATCAATGCACTTCCACTTGTATCCATATACGTATCAATAATAGAATGTTCAACAATATGAACATCTGTGCCATCATATAGAATATTTATCTCTGAAGCATATACATCATTTGTTGAAGGGTCAGTCGCTTGAACATAAAACTTAATTGATCTTTCAGGTTTAGCTGTAGCTATGATTCTCTCTTCACCAGCATCTAAAAATACTGAATAAACATCTTCATTGCTTAGAGCGTTAATTAAATTTTGAACGTACTCACGTGTTGCCTTTTCTGTAATTGCTGAGTCAAGATCAGCTAAAACATCAGACAATACGGTACTAGAGGAGTTATTGATAGCTGAACTATCAATACCTAAATTATCTTCTGTAATTTCCTGTAGAGTAACAATAGACTCTGTACCGGAAACATCTTTCTTTAAAAAAACCTTACCATCAAAGGTGTTAATAGCCAGTTCGCCTAATGATAAATTAGAGACTGTAGGTATCTTATCCTGGACGGCACTACGTTTTAGTTTAATATTAGAACTCATTTGGATTCCTATTAAGCTAAGAGTTATAAATTATCAATCTGTATGTACAGATAAAATATATATGATAAATTATAATAAAAAATTAGTTGGAGGGAGTATATACCCCCTCCGTTATAACTAATTAGTAAGAACCACCGTCTAGATCAATTACTGTAACAACACCAGCTGCTACTGCAAAGTTGTCTGAGCTGAACTGTGCAACACCAAGCTGAGATGTTGATGAAGTTGCAACTGAGAAGTCAAGAGCATTTGCAGCGTCATCATATGTAGCTGTGATGTTTGTTTGTGCACCAGCCGCTACAGCTGCACCAATTGCGTCTTGCGCCGCTTCGTCGAAGTCTGTGACTTGTGAAGCAGTGATTGCAATTGCTGTTTGACCAGCTGCAGTTAAACGACCTTGTTGGTCAACTGTGAATGTTGATACAGAACCAGCTGCACCATATGAACCAGTTGTTACAGCTGTATCGTCAAGATCAACAGTTACTTCATCTGTACCAACAGTTGCTGTTAGACCTGTGCCACCTGTGAATGTTAAGGTGTCATTTAATAGGTCAACAGTGTTATCGTTTGCACCATCAGTAATTGTTAGTTCAGTTGCAACAGCTACTGTACCTGCTGCAGTTACACGACCTTGTGCGTCTACAGTAATTTGTGGGATCTCAGTTTGTGAACCATACTGAGCAGCTGTAACACCAGTTGCTGGTAGAGATAGAACTGGAGTTGAACCTTCACCTGTACCACCTGTTACAGTGATGTGGCCTGCTGTTGCAGAAACAGATTCAATATAGTCACCAGTTGTGTGCGCACCAAGATCAACAGAATCAGCTTGTGTAGCAACGTTAATTGTTACATCGCCTGAACCGTCGAATGATACTGAACCAGCTTGGTCACCAGCAATTGTGATTGTACGTGCAGTTGATAGAGCATCAGCTGTATTTGCATTACCTTCGAACTCTTTGTTTGTGTGGTCTACAAGAACAGAAGCATCGCTTGCAAGAACGTCACCAGTTAGATCACCAGTTACATCTGCTTCAACTGTTGCAGCTACAAATGTACCTGTACCAATTGTCCACTTGTCAGCAGCTTCGTCCCATAGGAATGAAACATTTGTTTCTGTGCCACGCTCAACTTCAATACCAGAGTTTTGAGATGGTGTACCAGTTTCATCAGAGTTAAGAAGCATAA